CCGATCGTGTCCCAGTTCTTCCAGATCAACCATAACAACCCTATTATCACCGCGACAACACCAGCTATTACCAATGCTGCTACCCCGAATGAAACACCGAGAGCAAGTGCTACTGCTGATATGACTCCTTCTAGTGTTAGAAGAACCGGTAATATAGCCGCGCGTAGAACTGGTCCCAGCTTCGTAGACAAACCACCTATTGCACCAGAGAAACCTGATACAAAGCCCTCACCGACACGAGCACCGGTATCTTTTATCTTGTTACCGTCATCAATTCCCTTGAATAAACCTTTCTCGAAAGACTTACCCATCTCTTCACGACTTTTTACGCCCTGTTCGCCGGCTTCTTTATATGATTTCTTTAGAGCATCGATAGCTTCTTTAGGATGTCTCAGTGCGTCTGCAAATTCTTTTATCGGGTTGACACCGAATAGCTTTTCTATCAGACCTGACGCAGCCATCGCAGCAAGAATACCAGCTAAGATTTTAGCAGCTAGACCAGCTTCTTTTAGATTACCTGTTATACCATCGAACGCATTACCTAGTTTCGCTAGTTGGTCTGCGTTGAACTGTGTACCACCAGCACTTGCATCATCTTTCTTTGCTTTCGGTTGTTCAAGCACATTCATCTTGTCGAAGCTTGCGAGTGACTTCTTCAGTTCTTTCGCGTCGTCTTTCGCGTTGTCCATGTTATCGCTTAAGTCGCCTGCTGCACCTGCACCTGCTCCCAGACTCTTTGCAACACCATCGGTATCACTCTTCATCTTACCGAGTGCTGGTCCACCGAATAACTGACTCAACGCGCTCGCGAGACTGAGAATAACATTGATTAACCAGACAACCGATTGGGTAAAGGCGATTACTACCTGTGTAGCAAAGGTGAAGAACGAGATAATGTTATTTCTACCCAATGCTTGAATAATAGTCGCGACACCCTGAACCATCGTGTTTTTAAGCACGTTGAACGAGAACTGCATACCCTGCATACGGGTCATGGTCTGCTTAGCAATCTCACCAGTTCCTGTTGACATCTGTGTCAGGGTAGTAACGAAATCAGCCATCGCTACATCACCAGTACGCAACGCTTCACCAAGATCGTTAGCATTTACACGTCCCATCTCTTTTGCGACCATGTTAAGCTGGGTAGACATGTTCTGCGTGAGGGAGTTCCATTCACGCATGTCGGGCTTACCACGTTCGAACGCCTGTGCGAACTGCAAGAGTGCTTGCTTCTGTTCTTCTGCACTCGAGTCACCAGCAATCAAGGCGTTGTTAAGGCCAGTGTACACAGCAGTCGCTGCTTTAACGTCTTTCGTAACGCCAGTGAAACGGGTAACCATCGAGGTTGCATCTGCGATGTTACCACCAACCTGACCGACGTAGATGCTTAACGCCTTCATTGCTTCGGTAGCATCACCAGTTGACTGTCCCATGCTCGCCATCGTAGCAGGGAAGTTGTTCATAAGGTCAACTGCTTGTATCGCCTGACCAGCGACATCGACGAACTCTAAGAATAATTTATTAATCGCTGCTGACTGGACAGTCGTTGCAGCAATGTGGGCGAAGTAGTTCTTCTGAGATTTTGAAGCACGATCAGTAGCGTTCGTTACAGCGTCAGTTGCTTCAGTCTGGCCTTCTAAAGCAGACTGAACCTTACCAGTAGCGTTTACCGTACCATTGGTATTGTGTACCAACTTGGTAAGCTTCGCGCTGTACTGGTCCATCTTAGCATTGACTTCATCTAAGCCTATCTGCTTGAACTGAACTGTTAACTCATTAGCGGCCATTATAGTTCTGTAATCTTCTTGTACTGTTTAATGAGCTTCTCGACCAGCTTACCTTTTTTCGTATGCGGTGCAGCCGCGATAAGAACATGGTTGTATAACTCTATTGCTCGTTGTTTTTCAGCCTGTAGAAGCAAAGCAGTTACTTGTGAATCTGTCAGCTGCTGTGCGGTCTCGAGATCATATTGTGGGTAGAAGTAGCAAACCTTAGTGATAAGGTCTACTACGTCTGCATCTGAATCTTCTCTTATTTGCTCTACTGGTTGTACGGTTACGTGATCGCCGAATATCGCCCTGACTTCTTCAGGGGTCGCCATTACTGCTTAAGAAGCTCTTTCTTGACCATATCGTTGAATGCTGCCTGTACATCGACCGGCTGGTCTTGCATCGCGTCTTCAACTGATGTCGTATGGTTAATCGGTACGATGAAGCTGTACAAGTCCTGCATAGCTTCATCGCTTGCTTTCATCTGCTTATCAGTGTCTTCAATCTTATCGATCTCAGTAAACTTCTTAGCAAGTGCTCGCATCTCACGAACGGTCGGTTTCTTGAACTCGAATTCTTTGTCTTCAATAGAAAACGTGAACTTAGATTCAAGACTACCCGTTAAATCATATTTCGCCATGATATATAAACTCCTTTGGTTTTATGTAGTGTTGACTAAGAAACGAAGGTTTCGTTGTCACGCAGGAACTGAATCGTTGCTGCACCTGCAAGTGGTTCACTGATGAACGCTACGGTAACGGTACGAAGTCCGTCAGTAACGTCTACCGAGTCAATCTGGGTACGACAGCGAGGAATTCTCAGAACCTGTGCGTTGGTTCCACAAGCGTATACGTCAAGCTGGTTGTAAACGTCACTTGTCGTACATGATGCAGCCTTTACGTCGATAGCGCCACCCTGTGCAACTACTTGTCCGGTTGACAAGGTTCCACCGTTTGCTACGTAGTACTGAGGTAGGATGGTAGCTAGTGAAGCGATATCGTTGTCAAGCAGCGTCAAAGTCACTGTAACGCCCATACCTGTCTGTGTGGTAAATCTGTTACCGTCAAGTGTTGTGGTGTCACTGGAGTCAACGCTGTAATCTACAGAGATTTCACTGACGTTGTAGAGACTGTTTGCACCCCACTTGAAGTTAAATGGTCCTTTTACGAGTGCCATGTATATTTTTCCTTTAGCTTATTTGTGTGTTTTTAAAGAGACGGATTTGAGCCTGTAATAGACCGATTCGTCTGTTTTCGTTTTCGAGGTCGGTATCTTGTGCAAAGTTTGTCGCGCGAGAATAGATCGTTTCGAATCCTTCTAGGTTGACACACGATGGACAGTTAAGGTCCTCTTCAAGACTGAATAGTTGTCGTTCGACTTCTTTACCAGCCAACGCCCGGTGATAGATGTTCAAGGTGTAGAGCTTAATCATCGAACCGTCAAGCGTTACGACTTCAGGGTTACCACCACCGACCACGACTAACCACGCGTTGTCTGGTGCCTCTTCTGGCAGTTCACCGAGAAATAAGTCTTCACCGAATGTACCGATGTTCTTATCCTCGAGAAACTTAACAAAAGCTTCACCAACTGTCTGTATGTCCATCATTTCGTTAGTCCTAATCGTCTGTAAGCTTCAGGCATCTGTTCGTTTGTCGCTATGAACGCTTTCGTCGCGAAGCCTGGGCCGGTTCCTGGGGTCGTGTACCGATGATACCGGTATTTACCGGGAGCCAATGTTACCCAACGATCGCCTATGCGTACTTTACGTCGTTCAGTAACCGTATGACCACCTTCATCTTGTGGTATCGCGTAGGGAAGCCTCCAGGCTATCTCTGCACGGTTACCGGTTGATTGGGTGATGATACTTCTACGTAACGCACCACTCTTCTTAGGCGTGATAGACACCACATTCTTCTTGTACATTCTGATAAATTCATCAGGCAGGTCTGTTTCAGCCCTACGATACAAGATTCTGGTTTTGTCTAAATCGCCTGATTTAAAGAACGCTTTAGCTGACATGAACATATGCGAGACCTGCTACTTTCTCAAGCTGGCAATGGATATTATCAATCGCGTTGTTGAGTAACTTGCGTTGGCCGACAGAGACATGCGTGATGCGATACCAATCAGATTGACCGAATGGTTGTGCTAAGATGTACATTCCCTCTAGACGGTACATATTGTCAAGCACCACTACGTTCTGTGGGTCAAGGTACACGGTCGCGTCAGAAGTCACGCCCTCAGCGTTAGCGATATGTTCAACGCCGGTTCGATGGTTAAACAACGCCTTGACTTCGGTGAGCATGGTAACATCTCTGTCACCATATCCATCAGTTGCTGTTGTTGCTAGCTGTACGGTGTCTACTAATATCATCGTACCATCTTTCTGAACGCTGCTGGCCCTGCATACTTTTCGATCGTTCTCTTTGCAGAGACTTGACCTTCGGGTGCTGCTGAATCAGGAGTCGAACCGGTAGACGCGCGAGAATAGCTGTGTGAGTCGATTGATTCTGAACGTATGTTACCCATAAGTGAGTACTGAGGGTCTGCATAGTAGGTAATCATATCAGTTAGCAGGTAGGCGAGATCGGGGTATTTGTTCGCGTCGCAAACATTTACGTAATCAGCGTCTACCGCTAACATCAAATCTGACCGTTCTGTCCAGGTCAAGGTTGGCCACCAAGACCACGAATACCATTCGGGTTGACGGGTAATCGCGACTATCAGACGAGCTTCATTCAGGTACGGTGTAGCGTGAGGTAAGTCATAGACCGTAACGAATTCGTCACGATTGACCGGTTTCACGACACTGACCCGATGTACTTCTTTAGCTGGGTTGATTCTAATGTGCGTGTCTAACTCGTCAAAGTTAAACAATTGTATGTTGCCATACTGTTCTGATGGTTCATCTAAGTCTACTGTCGTATCACCGATTAGCGGTAATGTCAAGTAGGGATACATCCCATTGAAGCGAACTTTTCCTAGTTCAGTCCATTTATTTTGTTTTGATAGGGAGTAACCAAGCAGACTTTCAAGTTTACTTTCAGCTCGGCGAATAATCGCCTGCATCTTGGGTTTGTCGGCGTCAGAAACAACCGTACCCGTTAAACGCTCATATTCTGCTATGGTCATATCCCTACCTTTTTTGTTTTCTCAAAGAACTAAGATACGGCGATTGCAGGAATAGCAGCGATAACGCTAGTATCCTTTACAACACCACCTCTAAAGAACGAACCACGAAGGACGATTTCGTTACGCTGGTAAGCAGAGTAAGTCACACCATCGATTTCGTATGAAGCACTACCGTCAACATCGTACTTCAGACCACCGCTTGTACGGCCAGTAAAGGTACGCAGGTCACCGTAGAATACGGCGCTGTTTACAACGACGTTTGAGCCTTGTACCTGGAAGGTACGAGTTTCAGTGCTGTTCAGTGTAGGCATCAGGTCGTTAGGTACAACGATGTACGGAGTTCCCAGGATGTTACCAGTTGTCAGTTCTTGCAGAACAGCTGCGTTCTGAGACTGGATAGCCTGACCCTTAAGCAGTGAAAGAGTCTTGTTGTTAAAGACAAGTGTACCAACAGTCGTAGCATCGCTCAACTTAGATACGACCATTGTCCAACCAACCAGACCATCGCTCATGTCGAAAGTCTGCTTCATGCCGGTTGCGTTAACAGCCTGCTGTAGACGGGCAACAACCAACTGAGCACGCTTACGGTCGTAGTCGTTACGGTAGCCTTCTGCAACATCAGCTAAGATGTCAGCAGCAGCGAACTTAATTACGTTGATTGAGATAGGGGTAACAGCAGCCATTTCTTCTAGCTTGTCGGTGTGAGCACCGTAACCAGGCATACTGATAGGCTTCAAACGGTTGTCAGTGTTGTCAGGTGAAGGAACATCACCAAGGGCACCGATAGCAACGTTCTGCATGTCGATGTCACTAGTACGTGTCAACCACGCGAATTCTAGTGAGTTAGTTTCACGCCACTGGGTAGCGTTTAGAAGGGTCTGGTAGTCGGTACGAGCACCAACGATGTCACGCCACAGTTCAGGGGCGATAACGAAGTTACCAAGGTCTTCAAGAGTCAAAGCGTGGTTAACGATCTTCTCATCTTTAAGAGCCTGTAGGTTACGGGCGTTAATTTCACGAAGGACTTTCGAACCTTCAATGCTCTGTGAGCGCTCTACTGCAACAGCAGCGTTAAGCTGCTTCGAGAACAGTTCATCTGCACTCATGTTGTCGTAAGAGTTCTTGACTTCTTCAACCTGCTTGAATTCAGGTTCTTTAGCCTGAGAATCAAGAGCGTTCTGAGCCAATTCTTTTGTAGCTGCCAGTTCTTCAGTAACGGGCTTCAAGGCATTTGCTACGATTTCTGCGATTTGTTCAGCAGTCATTTCTAGTTTTTCCTCATTTTTATTTGTGTTGTTTTCGACAGGTTTAGTTTCTTTGTCAGCGACAATTTCTTCTAATTTGTCTTGCACTTCAGGGGCCTTCTCTTCAGCTTCAGTCTGATCGACTACTTCTTCAGTTGGGGTTTCTGGTGCTGGTTGAGGTACCACAGTGCCGGACTTATCCTGTACTGTGTCACTCTGGACTTCAACTTCTTTTTCTGCTTCAGCTTCTTTTTCTGTTTCTGTCTCTGTGTTTTCGACCGGAGTCTCAGCGTTTTCAGCTGGTACTTCAGGCGTAGACACCTCTGTTTCTTTTACGTCTGTCTGTTCGACTTCAGTAGTTTTTTCAACTTTAGAGGCGTCTAATTCTTCTTGTGTTTTTGACATGTCGTCTCCATCATCAACAACGGGCTCTGAAGACTTTAGCTCTACTGAGCTGTAAATCTTCTCTTCGACACCTGAGATGTCTAGACCGTCTTGTTGAGA